CTTTAGGATTAATGGCGTTCCGGTCTACATGAATAATAAAATGGCGGCTGGTAACTTTGTTGTTGCTGATTTTTCACAAGCATCACAAGTGTGGCAAAGAGAAGGATTACGTGTCGATTTTGGTTATGAGAACAATGATAACTTTGATAAATATTTAGTGTCTGTTAGAGGAATTGCAAGAATTGCGCATTCTATCTACTTACCTAAAGGTATTGTTAAAGGTTCATTCTCAACTGCTAAGACAGCGTTAGAGACTTCATAATAACTAATACTTATTAGAATAAGAAAGGGCAACTAAATTAGTTGCTCTTTTTTTTTATCTTTGTTTAAATCAAAATTTATGTATTATGAA